TACCATATGCGGATGACTCATCTACTTTAATATCTAATAACATAGAATTTACACAACAACTTGAGTTACATGTAAATAATGATGTTTTACTAGCAATATAAGTTACTAAGCCACTTGTTAATGTTATAGTATATATAAACTGCCAATAACCATCTTCTATTTTAGTTCTATTACCAATATCTGACATTGGTATAGTATATTCAAAATCTTGATTATTATTAGGAAAGCTATGAGTTGATAAATCTATATCATATGATATATTATCAGGGCTTATTATTGTTAATATTACACTAGTCCATGGACCAGCCATTGAAGGATTAGGTGAACCATATCCTCCAGGATTAGTAGTAACATTATAAACTCCTGTGGTATCTTTAAAAGTTAAGACAGAACAAGCTGTTTTAACACATACGTTTATTGTAGGGATTAAAGCCATTTTAGTTATAAATTATATTTAATAAAGAATCCCAGACTGTAAAGTATTACTATACAGTACAACCTGGGATAAACAACAAGGGTAAAAGTATTATATAGTGATGTTAGCAAATGCGGCTGGAGTTGTTGTCATCCAGGCATCTAAGATTGCTTTAACAGCAGTTGCAGCAGTTCCAGTAGAGTTATAAGCTGCACCAGAAACAATTGAAGGTACTGCGATTATAACAGATTTATTAGACAATGCTGATACACCTGTTGGAGTATTAATACGGTCATTATATTCTATTGTAACAGTATCGTATTTAAAACGAACTAAAACAGCACCAGTTATGGTTGTAGTAGTGGCTACTGAAGTTAAAATAGCAACAGTAGTACTAATAAAATATTTAATTTTGTAATTTACACCATCTAAAGTAACTTCTTCTCCTGTACGAATTTTAGCTGCAACAGTTGCAGAAAAAGTTACAAGATCACTACCAACAGTAGTAGCTGAAGTTTCAGCAATAGCTACAGAAGGTATCAAAGTTGATACTGAACTGTAATCTAATACTGGAATTGGCCATAATCTACGGTTAGTTGTACCTTCATATCCGAAATCTTTATTTTCGATATTAAAGATTTGATTATAAGTACCATTACCATACAATACATCTGTTAAAGAAGTACAAGTAGTAGTAGTACCAAAACCTGTTGAATCATCTACTTGAACTGAGAAATATACTTCGTTAGCCGTATAAGTAGAGTTAGTAAATTGATCAATTGATAAAGAAGTCATTTCTACACCATAGTTAGATGCACCTGTTACACCATATGCACCAGTACCATCACCTACTACAACAGCAACGATTTGACGTTTCCATGCAGAAGCATTGATAATACCTGCAATAGTAGTAGCAGTAGCTAATTGAGTGTTATTTGAAGCAGATACAAAACTAGCAGTTAATTGTTCAGGACGAGCAGCATAAAGAGTTTTGTCATTTTTAAAGTTTACAGTAAATTTATAAAAAGTACTGTTGTTTACTTCAATACTACCAACAGCAGCTTTACGACTGTAGCCAATAGAAAATGCTTTACGTACTGTAGGAGCATAAGATTTACCTGTGTATGAAATAACATTCATACCATCAATTTTAGTAGACTTTTTCAAGTAATTAGTTCCACCACTATCAGTTTTACCTTCTACAATGTAGATGGATGGTTGAGTAGTAATAGTGTCGCCACCTGCTGGATTTAAAGCGGTCCAATCTTTACCGAAGATACCTATTTTACCAGCGGTAACTGCTGTTGATGCGGAGTTATCAGCAGGTAAAGCTGTACCATCACTAATAAAGATGCTTTGCACTCTAGTTAAATTATTCATTTTTGTTTAAAAGTTTTTAGTTTCTTAATTTATTTATTTATTATTTAGTTATTATCCAACACGATATAATACTGCTGCAGTTGGGCTAGTAAATACTATATAAAATAGACCTACTTTAGCAGCCGCTACTGTTAGTGTATTAGTACCAAGTATTACAGGTGATGTAATTACAGCAATACTAGCAGAAGCAACTACAGTAACTATATTAGCACCTGCAGAATTATCTACGATAAAGTCAAAAGAACTACCAGTAGTACAATTAGGTAATACAGCAAGTAATGCAGCAGCAGTAGGTAATGTTATAGATACTGTACCAACACTAGTTGATGTAAGATATCCTGTACCAAGTTGGGCACCTGTAAGAGTAGCTGTAGTATTTATAGCAACACCAGTGTGATTTTGTACATGTGTTGAAATTTCATTTACCTTAGTAATAATTTCATCAATTTTACTTGAATATACTTTTACATTGGTTATTTGTGATCCTAAAAAAGGTTTAGGACTTGTTTTGCTTATTGCAGCCATTTATTTAAATTTTTTATAAGGTTATTATTCTTTTTGATTATCTATTATAGGACTAAAAGTATTACTTCTTTTTGATTCAATACCTTCTAATGCTATTTTAATAGCCTCATCTACTATTTCTTGATGAGTATGTTGAGATAATTCACAATCTACAAAAGTTGTATAACTTAATTTTACAGGTTGCTTAATATATCTTAATTTGTATCTATCAATAGTACAATAAGTTGCAGGTATTAATTCTACTTTATCAGTATACATTAACCTTAATACTTTATCGTAATCGGGTGCTTTAAATGCATCACCTATTTCAACATCAAATTCTAAATGCATTATAGGTTTTACTTTTATAAATCTACCCATTATTGTAATAAGATTATCTTCGCTACGAATTATCTCACTGTTACATTTATCACATATTAAACCTACTCGTTCTTGAATAATAAACCAATGATCTGATGGAAGTTGAACAAATACAGAATTACTAGTAATATTAGTAACTGCATTAGCATTTGGAATAATAAGGGTATCTCTAATGAGTTCCTTAAGATCCTCTGTGCGTTTTTGTACTTCTTCAAAAGATGTTTTAGTAGGATTATTTCCGCCATATCTTTGTTTTACATAACGTTCTTGAGCTTGGTTTAGAAGAAGATCTATTTCTTCAGTTCTAAAGTTTGGATAATTTAGACTATCCATCTTATCCATACCAAACCTAAAACTCCTATGCATTTCAGATACAGTCATTATTCAACTACTTTTTTAGATTTTTTAAGTTTACCTTGCATTACTAATACAATATGTTGATTTTTAATATCAGTAAAGAAACCTACACATTCTTCTGTAGACGCTCCAATGATATCCTCACCATATTTATAAGTATTACCAGTTCTAGTTACAATACGTTTTTCTTCTAATTCTTTAATAAGTGCTTTAGTACGTATATCTTTATCACTCATTATAGTAAGAAAGTTCTTAGGATCTTTTTTAAGTTCAATAGCTAATTGAGAATTCAATACTGATTCTGTCATTAACTCCGTTCCTTTCTTACCAAACAAACGTAGATTTCCTCGTTTTTCCTCTGGTGTTGAATTTATGATCATTTTCATACCTTCAAACTCAAAGTTAAATACTTCTAAATCTGCTTTTGCTTTTGCTTCTTCATCATCGATGTAGAAACTAACACCTGGTTTGTTACGTTCTAATTCAGAATTAGCAATCTTTGTAGATGCTAATGCTACTTTATAACGTAGATAGTTAATATCGTTATCTAATATTAACTCATAAGTTTTGCTTTTAGGTAATCTAAGTACATGAAATACATTAAATTCTTCATCCCACCATTTACTATGTGGACCTAATTCACCAACTTTTAAACCTAGTTTACCTTCATATAAGGTTTCTTCTTCTTTAGTTAAACCTGTATTGTGGCCATTAGCACTTAATTCGCAACCTAATGTCTCAACCGCTTTACTAAAGGCTCCTATGCCGAAATATCCAGCTTTAGGAATACGTTTAATCTTAATTACTTTTACTTCACTCATATTTGTTTGTTTTTACTTTTACCTTTAATTTTATATATAAGTGAGGTAGCTTTTAAACTACCCCACTATAATATGATTTACTATGATATATTCGCTACATCAAGTAAAAGTTGACCTGCATCGGTAGGATCTTTAATCATTAAACCACACTCGCTTAATACATGGAATTCATATCCATCTACTGGGCTAGCAGAGCTACCTGATTTTTTCATACCAAATGGTGAACATAATCCTTCGATGTAAGTAGAACTCATTTCACGACCTTTATGGTATACTTTTTGAACATTAGATTCACCGTTTCCGTATGATTTAAAGTTTAAGAAAGTTGCTTTGTAAGATTCTACTGGTTTACCAGTTTGAGGGTGCAATTGACGGTTACGAACAGTAGAGTTGTAAAGAGGACATTCTTTTAAAGTAATGGTATCTCCATTCAAACCTACGTAAGAAACGAACTGTGCACCTAATTTTAATTCTTGACCAGAACCTGTAATGAATTTACTATCCACTAATTGGAAGTTAGAAGCACTACGTTTCATAGCTTGATCAAATAAGTTCATGAATTGACGACCACAAAGAGCAACATAGTTACGTGGACCATCTTCAGTACCATTGTATGATAAATCATCCATATAGTCACGAATTACTTGTTCAGTAAGAGTGGTATAGTAACGTTTGTTAGCTGGAGAAATTTGTTCTTCAAGACCTGCACCAGAGTAAATTGCGTTACCAGAAGCACCTTTCATAGAAGTAGTACCATTTTTACTGTTAACGTTACCTTTACCATAGATTAAGGCTTTTTCCATTTCATCCATCCATTGAGCCCAGAATTCCCACTCTGCATATTTAACCCAAGTATTAGCTGTTTCTTTTCCGTTAGGATCCATTAAGCTAATTTTGAGAACTTTTGCTTGAGCAGCACCTGATACTGAATACATCTTACGATAAGTACTCATTACGTTTTCCATCATAAATGGAGTAGCGTAAGTAGTGTCTCCACTAGTACGAGAGTGATCATGTTCTACAATGTTGTATTCTTTAGATAACTCACGATTACCATCCAATAAAGAAGGAGTAATGTAAAGAGTTGGATCTTTAGTAATTAATTGTAAAGTGTAAACGAAATCTGCACCATCTTGGTACGGTTCTTCCATTACACGCATTTGATAAGTAGTATCATCTGGAACAAGCACATCACCTACAGCAAACCATTTTTCAGGTAAACCTACACGGAATGTAGTCATGTTAATACCAGGTGTTGAACCACCATCTCCAAGAGTTGTTTGTGATACTGAAATTGGAACTGCTTTTTCAGAGTCGCCCATTAAAGGCCAACGATAAGTAATGTTATCTAATTCTTTTGTACGTCCTGTACCAGTTGTTAAGAAAGATAATGCGTTTTTATAACCATTGTATTTGTTATAAACACGTGTAATTACCTCACTAGCCATAGCGGGTTCAGTTAAGAAAAAGTTAGATAAGTGATTAGCTTGTGTAAGGCCAGTGTGCCAGTTACCTTGACTAATCTGTAAGTCGCTTAATACCATTTGATTTTGTTATATTTTAAGTTGTATAATTTATTATTTAGAATTCTTAAATGCTGTAAAAGGATTTGTATCGTAATCTTCATTAGTAATACCTGATGAAATCTTTTCTTTAGTCGATTTAGAATAATTCTTTAAAAGGTTATTGAATTCTTTAGATACTTTAGTTTTTACTTGTGTCTCAAGTGCAGATTTATCAAAACCTGTAGCTGATTGTAACGCAAATAAGATAATAGCATCTTTATTCTTTTCTACAGATTCCTGATAAGCAGTTTTACCTGAACGAGGATCTACGGAAGTTAAATGATTCCAAACCTTTTCTTTTAATTTAGGAGTTAATTTAAAACCCATAACTTCTTCTTTTTTGAATAAGTCTGATTTAAAACCATCCCAATAATCTTTATTTGCTTGATCTTGCATTTGCTTTTGAGCATTTGCTTGTTCTAACATAGATCTTTTTTGATTAGCTTCGTTTTTTTGAAGTTTAGGTAAAAACGATTTAGCTCTTTTAGATAATGTGCCATTTTCAGACCATTCTTCTACCATTTCAGCAATATCATCTTCAGAATCTCCTGCTAAGCGTAATGCTTCAGCAACTACTTGTTTTTGAGAACTTTCTTCATCAATAGAAAAGTTTTCCCAAGAATAGTTACCATAGTATACATCTAAAAAATCTTTAGGCCTACCACCATTTTGAACAAACTCTAAAAACTTTTGATATTCATCTGGTAAATTACTTACCCATTTGTTTATCCTATTTTCTACAGTTTTATTTACTAACTTTTCAACACCTTTTTCATTATCTTCATAATCTTCATCGGTATCGTCAAAATCTAGTACAGAGTTCTCATATAACTTTTTAGTAAAAACTTTAAGTAAAGAAGCATCTTCTGTTTCTTCTTCTGTTTCTTCTGTTTCGTTTTCTGATTCTTCTTGTTCTTGTGCAGATTCTTTAATAGCTTTTTTAGATGCTATTTCAATTTTCTTACGTTCTTGTTCTTCTAAAGCTTTATTACCAGCTTCGATACGTGACAATTCTTCTGAATCCTCTATGATCGTATCATCTCCAGCCTTAACATCATCTAATGATTCCTCAGTATCTTCTGTTGGAGGTGTAGGAAATTGTCCTTTTAAAAGATTAAATCCCCCAAATGGACTTGCATCTTCTTTTGTTTCTTTACTTTTACTCATCTTGTTATAATATAAATATACGGTTTATTTTTGATTACACACTATTAATTATCAAACATGGTGTTAAATTATATGGCTATAAGTTATTTTGCAGTTATCTTAAAACTGTAATTAACCACCCATTTCTTCATCTAAAAATCTCATAGCTAACTTATCAATACCAAATGCTGATAACTTATCTATCCATGTTTGCATTTTATCATGTTCCTCTATTTGTTCTTTAAGGAATTGTGCAGCAAGGGTATATAACATATGATCTCCAGCTTTAAGAGATTTATCAGCTAAATCTTTACATTGTTTTGTTACTACTATTTCATGATCATAAGATGCTTCAATTATTTGAGGTAATCCTTGATAAGAAATAGGTTGAGAAGCCAACATAGGAACTTCAGGAGTTACTCCCATTGATAATAAGTATTCTCTAGACCAATTAGAATGTACTGCTTCTTCATTTGAATATTTTAACCATAATGATGCAGCTCCAGTATAACCTTCGTTATTTAACCAAAGACTCATTGATAAATACATTCTAGAAGATAATTCTTCTTGTTGAATACGATATTGTAGTATCTTTACACATTCTTCTGATAAAAGTGGATTTTTATCTCTTTTATTAAAGTTTATTTTATTGATATCTAATGCCATTTTAATTTATTTTAAGTTTTTTAATTTATATAAAGTTTGATAACCTATTTGTGATATTTCATCACATTGATTTTGTAACCATGTGTCTTTCAATAAGGTATATATAGAACCACCATCGGTTAGTTTACATAGATTAGTAATTACTAATATAGGATCTATATTGCCATTACTAGATTGTATAGTAATGTTAAGCAAACCATATTTACCTTGATATGATTCTATTAGACTATCTGTTAATTCTAAAATTTCATCATAAAATTCATTTAATGCTTTATGTTCTGCATATGAACCTGTACCACCTGGTAAAGATGGTTTAAGATGACGTAGGTGTATTTGATCTCTTATTTGGAATAGTTTACCAAAGAATTCACTAGGCCCCATTACAAGTGATTTATTAATGTCTAATGCCATTTTATTTATATTTATATTTTATTATTTTAAATTTATCTAGATACTTTGGATCTGTAGGATTTTCTCTAATACCATTAAAATCAGTAACATCTAAAGGACGTTGGTTTACAAAGTTTTTATTTACATTTTTCCATTCACCTGATAAAAACTTATTTGGATTTTCAGTAAAATTTCTAGGACGTTCTGATTTTAATTTGTATATATCATTAATAGTACTTATTCTACTGTCTGCTACTTTATTTGAAATGTCTGCTACCTTATCTGTGGTACTAGTAGCATCACTGACTTTCTCTACTACTTTAGCTGTTTTAGGAATTAATTTTTCTGCATTAGAAATAGTTTTAACAGCACTAGAAGGAGAGGCTACAATTAAATCAAAAGGACTAATACCTGAATCTTCGTAGCCGCCTGCTTTGTTCATCATCATCATATTCCATTCACTTGGTTCTCTGTTATCCCATTTTTCTTTAGCCCATTCAACTCCTGTTTTATTTAAAGGAACTTGTGGTGCTTGAGTACTTATAGCAGAAACTCCTGTCGTAGATGCTGCTCTTAAATTAACTGGAGGATCTGTTTCACCACCATCTTGATAAATACCACCATTATTAAAATGCTGAAGCATATCATTGTATGAAAACTTAGGATAAGCCTTGTTATACAATCTCATCAACTCTATTCTATCTTTAACAGGTTGTTTATACCACATTATTTTTTAGATTTATTAGCTTTAGCTTTAGCTGCTGCTAGTTTAAGTTTTTCAATTTGTATTTTAGCATTAAGTTCTTTATCTGCTCTAGCACTTTCATCTTTGGAGATTTTTTCTTGAGATACGTTTTGAACCCTTATAGCTTCAATCTTTTTATTCTCAATCTCTTGTTTCATTTTAAGTTCTTTATCTTTAAGATCAATTACTTTTTGATGTTTCATCTTATCATGATCAAGTTTACTTCTTTCCATAAATGCTTTAGACGCAACATCTTCTCTATCTAATGCAAGTCTACCTATTTCTAAAGGATCAGGTATGCCATTATTATTTTGATCTAATTCTTGTTGTCTAGCATAAACACCTATTTCAGCTACTTGTATTTTAGTTTCATTAATAGAATCTACTTCATATTGCTTTAGGTCACGATCTTTTTGTTTACTATCTTCTTGTCTAGCAACCATATCTTGTTGAGCTTTGATTTTAGATTGTTCAATTTGACCTTGTTGATCTTGTATTGCTTTTTCTCTAGCATGTTTAGCTTCTTCACCTCTTTGTATAGAATGTAACATATCCCTAGGTGAATTATTAATTAATGCTTCAACCATACTGCTTAAATCTGCTTTGTCTGATTGTAAAGCAAGTTTCATTAATTCTTTAGCTTGATTAAATATCTCATTATCTTTAGTAGCATGTGACATGAATACATTAAATTCTGAATCATCAAAATCATTTTCTTCTATGTCTAATAATTCAATACCCATATCATCTAAGATAAATTGTATTTTCTTGCCATCTTTATATGCTATTTTAGCACATTCTATAAGAGCAACATATACTCTACGTTTAATTTCATCGTGAGCATCAAATAAGTACTCTGTAATGACAGATGATTGTTGAACAGCTCTTTCTACATTACCAACTAATTCATTGCTGCTAATGGCTCCTAAACGCTGCGGAGTAACACCAGATATAAATGCAGTTTGTTGTTTAATATATTCTAAAGTTTGAATGTATTGTTGAATAGTATTAGATAGACTTAAATCAATAGATTGAAATTGATTAAAGTTAGATGTCTTACCAATATGACTACCTTTCTTACCTTCTTCAAATGAATTGATAAATCCTATCTTCATTGCTTTTAGATAGTACATCCACTTATCGATATCAATACCTTCACTACGAGGTATTTGTGCTAAGTCCATTAACATGATCTTACCTTGATCACTAGCAAAAGCTAATTCCAATCTATAAGATATAATATTGTATAAGTATTGATAAGGTTTAAGTCTATCCATTAATGAAACAGACTGTGAGTTAGTGGAATTATGAATTAATCCTGTATAACCTAATTTACAATAGTATGGGTTATCCATACGTCTACGTTGATTAGGTTTAGGTTGAACTGCTATATAAATTTCATTACCAATTTTAATACCTTCCCATGCTTCATTAATCCAATATTCTTCTGTTTTAGCATCAGGAAATGCTTGTTTAAATTTAGATACTTGAAATGATTCATCAACAGTCATTGCTTGTTCTTCACCATTCTCATCAGTATATGTTAAATGATATAATCTTTTAAATGATTTCCATTCTACCCTAACTACTCTTATCAAATCTGATAAATATGAACCTGCAGTATTAGTAGCAGAAAAGTTACTTATACCAGTGTCCTCTATACCATTAGTAGTTAATGAAAAAGTAGGAGAGTTATTAGTATTACCATATCTATTATAATGACGTCTAGACATTGCTTCTAATAATGTTACATCATCAGATGTAAGTTCATCACCTAATTCATCTAATATAGTACTAGGAGCTAACATACGTACTTCTATAACAGCTAGCGCAGCATCTATTTGTTCACTATCCCCATCTAATATTACAGTAGTGTTTAAAGGATTACAACGTCTGAATATAACTTCATTATTTGAAACACCTGTCCAATATATTTCTTCACCTGCACATAATACATCTTTCCAACCACGTTTAAATGTTTCTTTAGTATTTAAATACTGTTTTAAATGTTTATGAAGTTTATTAGCTTTGCTTTCTATAAGATCTGATACATTATACTTATCGTATTTTATAATCTGTTCAGGAGTAGGTGGTGGATTATTAGGATCTATTGTAGAAGGATCTATCTTACCAACCAAATGTTGCTGTAAGGAATACATTATCTTATCCTTTTGTTCTTTTTGTTTACGAGTAATATCAATTGTAGATTCTGATACTACCATACAATTATCTGGTCTAATACCTTCTTCACCAATCAATAAGTTTAAAGCAGGTGATACGATATCCATATGTTGTAATGTAGCAGGCATTTCATTATCTGCTATACCTAATGGGTTACATACATATTCTAAATCAGCTTTATTAAACTTACCATTATATAAATCATAATTGATCTTTTTACTATAGTTAGTATTTCTATTAGAAGATCCTGATCCATATGAAAGTTTTTCAAAGTAATCTAAGTTATCTTTTTTCCAGGTTTTATCTTTTTTAGATATTGGTAATTTTTGAATAGGATATGCGCACATTTAGTATGTAGTTTTATTAAATTTGTTTTTCTGAAATAATTTACGTTGAAAAAATGATTCTGTTTCCAATATTGTTTGGGGTGTTGTATCTAAAGAATGTATATTATGCATTTCTTTAGACTGTAGAATACATAACATAAATGCTACTACTCTATCAGTATTTATTTCTCTATCATAAGCTATTAATTCTTTTAATAACCCTATAGATTTTATAGTATGTAGATTTAGTATTTTTCTACTACCATCTTCTACCATTCTATCTTCATATAACCATTGAAGTAAGTATTGCTCACATTGATCTTTAATACCTGTAGCAGAACCTGCTCCTCTGTTCATATGAATTCCGTATCCTCTAGATACTTTAGAATTTTTAACCATATCTTTAATAATCTGAGGTTGTTCACATAAATAATGTAAACTACTTTTCATTTCAAAATATGCTTTTAATCCTTTTAATTGATTTTCGTATAATGCTTTACCGTTATAGTATATACATAATTTTCTACAGATTTCGTAAAATTCATCTGCTTTTGCAGGTCTACCTGTAAATTCTGCTACTATGGTATCATATGATGTGCCATTATGCAAGAATCTTTTATAAACAATACAAGAACCTAAAGATTCTGTTGAATCTGCTTTATCCTGATCGTAAGGATCTATTCCTAATATATAAAGTCCATATGGTATATTACCGTTAGTATCTTTAATAGGATCTTCCCATATAGTTACACATCCTCTTTTATCTTCTTCCTTTCCTAAAGGAAAGCTTGTAATTTCATTTAGATCAGGATTTAGCTTAGCGGATATTTTACCTTCTGTGTTAAAATAGAGTTCTACTTTTTTCTTATCATCTCTAATAGATGGTACAGTTTCTAATTCACTTAACCAATCTAACATAGTTATAGATGCAAATATAGCTCCTTTATTTCTTAAAAATGCTTCTTTCCAAGTAGTAGGGAATTGTGTAACTGCTAAATGTGCGCTATTACTATCTATACCTCCTTTAGTTTGTTGACGATAATACATAATATCATCATATGCAGC